TGATTGTTAATAGTCACAGGTTGGACCTGTTTCACAACCACCTGATAAACAGAAATGGTTCTAGTTAACGACGAGAGAGTCGGAGAAAACGATAAACGCATTAAAAAGTATAGAAGATGGAGCGCCAGAAGAGTGACTTCTTATCACCCCATCCTCTTGGAGCCTTGCCTCCGTAGACGATGCTCAGCCATCTACGTTGGTCCTTAGAGAACCATCCTTCCGTTGGACACGGATAGGAAGACTGGAAGTAATCCATGTAGGAGCAGAACTCCTTATCCCACATGGCCCCGCCGATCCATAGACCGACGAGCCTTGACAATGAGACCTCGAGATTACCAACTCGAGACTCAGGGTACAGAGCGAGCTTGAACCACTCATTCGTATCACGATGAGGATGGCACCCACGGTATGTCGTCCCAAGCAGTTTGAAGTCAGAGGGATCCTCTGTTTTCTCGCACTTCTCAGGCTTGAGTATCATACCCGTTGGCTCACAGTCAGATTGCGCTTGTTCGAGGCTGAACTCGACCGGTGAACGGAAAGCACTGTCGTCGCCAAGCACGCGTAACCCACGTGCTTCGACACCCTGACACTCTGTAAGGTATTCGACTAAGATGTAATTCACAACTGAGTCGACCATCTGGGTCCACCACGACCCAGAAGGCACGCCACGTCTCTTGCGAAACATGCGGCCGTCAGGCATTAAGATAGGCGTGTTGATGAAGTACCAAACCATACCATCCCAAACGTTACGCCACTTTTGGCGATCACGTTTTGACACCTTCTCTCCTTGCCACGTTTCCCACTCAATATTCTGGCGAAGAATATCGAATGCCACGCGGATTAACCAAGAAGGTACTTTGGTGTCGAAGCTCGAAAAGTCGAGACCATGGAGAGTCTCGCCTTCGCGTCTGCCAACTAGCCACTCGGTATACAAGCGCTGTGAGCTGGCTCCGGTGAGCATCGGAGTATCTGGTTGGTCCATGAACGCCCTGTACATCACAGGAGCGTACTGACCTTCAACTACCAGCATCTCTGCCGGATAAACCCACACCAAACGTGTCTTCGGCGCATCCCTTTTGGACATGCCGCCACGTTGGCCGGCCAAAGCAGGCGGGAACCGCATCTGCCTCGGGTCGAAACGAGCTTTGCCATTTTGTTTGAGCCGGTGACCTAACCACCTTGCTTCATGGTAAATCTCTTCCATCACCTCACCTTTCTTCTTCCCCATGAAAGAAACACCTGCCGCCGTGTCACGGCGGAAGTGAGCACCTACTTGGTGCCAATCCAAAGGTTCGGATTTATATGGAAGACGAAACGCCTTCTTTGCTTTCGCAATTGCGCCAATCATCGCCTTCCGTTGAACACGGTTGAGACGATCAAACTTGCACTTGCCATCACTGAACTTTAACAGTGAGCTATACATTCCCTTGACACCTTCGGGCTGTCTGGTAAATCCATAGATTTGCTCGTAAGTTTCACGAGAAAAGTTTTTGAGTGTGGCCCTAACCCAGGGATCAGTGTTCTGATTCCCTGAGTATACACTGTAACCGCCGTAGCGCGCGATTTCAGTTAGACCAGGAGAGTTGAAGTTGCTACTTATCACAGAGTAGCTTGCACCAGCGGTTTTCTCCGATGACCGAAGGTGTGTTGTGTCCAGACCACTGGACTTCACAAAGGCTACATCTTGTAGAGTTGGATCAGTGTTGTCAACTTCGGACATGACACTGAAATGAAGGAGGCGAAAATCACGCAAACGTGAATAAAAATATCGTATATTTTGCG